ATCCGTCATGACATTCGCAAGTTCAGCAGCAAGAACTTCGGCGTACCCATCACCAAGCGAAGGAAATCTTTCCTATCTTGCTGACACCAATTCATTTGAAATCTACGATGGCGCAGCATGGGTTGCGTATGGATCAGGTGACATCACTGGTGTGACCGCAGGGTTTGGCCTTTCAGGTGGCGGTTCATCTGGCGCTGTAACTTTATCGGTGGACAACACCACCATCCTGACCACGACCAATGCGGTTGCGGTTCAAAACAAGATTCTTGTTGCACCAGAAGAACGCACCACAGTTTCGGCAACAGCTGCGACAGGAACAATCAACTACGATGCGCTCACTCAGGGCGTTTTGTATTACACCACCAACGCATCAGCAAACTGGACATTGAACATTCGTGGAAATTCCACCACAACACTTTCTTCTGTTCTTGCTGTTGGTGATGCCATCACAGTGACATTCCTTGTTCAACAAGGAGCAACTGCGTATTACAACAATGTTGTGCAAATTGATGGATCATCAGTCACACCAAAATATCAAGGTGGAACTGCGTGGGCTGCTGGCAACGCATCATCCATTGATGCCTATGTGTACACAGTGATCAAAACGGCAGCAACGCCGACATACACAGTTTTTGCATCACAAACAAAATTTGCCTAATTAGGGGGAAGAATGTCACCAATACTTTCAGCGCGTGGCGGCTTGTCTGCCGGTGCGTATGGTTGGGGTGCGCTGAGTGGTGCTGAAGCAGGTTTTGATTCCATTGCATCATGGACTTCTGGAAATGGTTCAACACAGGCAATCACTTTCTCGTCTATTCCTCAGACATATAAACATTTGCAGATTCGATGCTTTTTCCAAACAACAAGCGCCGGTTCGTCACCTGTTTTGCGATTCAATGGTGATTCAGCGATGAATTATAATAGGGGATACATCAGAGCAAATCAGTCAAGCATTTCTGCATTTCATGGTGATGCAAGTTTTGCCGCGAACCTATTTCCAAACGGAACACAAACATCAAGTTGGCCAAATGTTTGCATTGTGGACATTTACAACTATTCAAACACAAGCAAATTCAAAACTGTGAAAAATTTCAACTTCAATCAAAACAAATCATCTGGTGCAAGCATTTTGCATTATGAATCAGGCCTTTGGAGAAACAACACTGCAATCACTTCGTTCAGTTGGGATGCAAATGCATATACAAGTGAAACTGTCATTGCTTTATACGGGATGGGATAATAATGCCAGCAACATATGAGCCAATTGCAACAACAACACTTGGAAGCACAGTTTCTTCATACACTTTTTCTTCTATTCCTCAAACATATTCTGATTTGAGATTAGTTGCAACAGTGCAAAGAGGAACTGCTGGTTCTGGTTGGTATGTCACATTGAATTGCAATGGAAACACTGGCGCAAATTATGGCTACCAAATTATGACTGCGTATGGTGGAACAATTGCATTTCAAGGATTTTCTTCAGTCAATGATACTGCTATCTATTGCAATATCGTTGACCCCGGCGGAGCAAGTCAGTGGGCTTTAGTAGTTGCAGATATTATCAACTATACATCAACAACAGTTCACAAAGGAATGTTGATTTCACATGGGAATGCTGTAAATGGAACCTACGGACAAACTTCAAGAACTGGTGGGAACTTTTTTTCTAGTTCAGCAATTACATCTTTGACGTTGAATGGAGCAAATTACAATCTTGCATCAGGCTCACAACTTACTTTGTTCGGCATAAAGAAGGCATGACATGGCTGCAACATTCAAATTGATTCAAAAAACTGAATTGACATCAACAACTTCAACAATCACTTTCAGCGCGATTCCGCAGACATATGATGATTTGTATCTGGTTGTTGCTGCTGCTTCCAATAACTCTGGAAGAAGTTCGTTGCGCGTAAGTTTCAACGGATACACAGGAAATGCACCAGAAGGTGTTGAATTTGCAGGGTACGGAACATCAATTCAGGGATACCGAAACACTGGCGCATCTGGTGAGTTTTACATATATCCTGGGATTGCATCAACTGTAAATACCGGACAAGGTGGTTGTGAAATATATATGCCAAGATATACATCATCAAGCACTTTCATGCCGATTGTGTACAACTCAGTTGTTGAAGAAAATGGAAACACTGGACAAAATGTTTTGCTTGGTGGTGCTGTTATTTACAATTATTCAGTAGCAAAAACATCAATCGGTTTGGCATTGTTTAGTGGGGCAACATTCAGCGCAAATAGTGGATTTTATCTATACGGAATCAAGAACAGTTGAGAGGGAATGAAATGACATCAAATGAAGACCGCCCGGTGAAAGTCGAATTGAATTGCGAAACCGGAGAAGAAATCATCACGCCACTTTCTGATGAAGAAATTGCTGAGATAGAAGAATCAAGAAAGCAAGCAGCAGCAATGGAAGCAGCACACCAAGCAGAAATCGCCGCCAAAGCCGAAGCGAAGGCATCGGCGCTGGCAAAGTTGGCAGCGCTTGGGCTTACGGAAGAAGAAGCCGCCGCGATCACCAACTGATGTCAGTTCTCACCGGGGATTGCACCACCGAATCCATCCCAACTTGGGAAGATTATTCTGACCCCCTAGGAGAAGACAAATGCAGTCAGGTCAAGTCACGATCACCACAACAGCAACGCTGATTGTTGGCACTGGAACCACTCACCGAATTCTTCATGTTCATGGTGCTTCCGGCGCATTCTTCGTGGGTGGAAGTGATGTCACTGATGCCACCGGATTCAAGATTGACAACGGCGAAAAGATTGTTTTTGAACTCACACCAACGGACACAATGTACGGAATCACTTCGTCAGGTAGCGCATCCTGCGGGTTTTTCGTATCAAACAGGTAAGGAATAAGGGATGTCACCAACAGACTGGGCGGGGTTGATTGTCAGCATCATCGCGATTGCAACTGCATTCCTGACGATGGTTCGATGGTTGGTCAAGCACTATCTGAATGAACTCAAACCCAATGGTGGCAGCTCGATGAAAGATTCCATTGACCGGCTTGAACGCCAGGTTGAGCAAATTATGAACATTCTGATGGAAAAGAAGTGAAATCACAGAACGGCTGGCCGGCATCACCTGATCCGAAGGCCATCAAAATCAAGTCATATCTGATTCCTAGCACTGACATCAAAGTTCGGGTGGCTGAAGCGGCAGCGCCACTGTTGATCCATTTCGCGCAAGAATTCAATGAGCGCGTGGAAAAGATAGACAAGGGCGAACTGGATGATTGGGGATACGCCTTTCGGATGGTCAGAGGATCAGAGGATTCCCTTTCCAATCATTCATCGGGCAGCGCACTGGATTTGAACGCCCGCCGCCATCCGCTTGGAAAGCGCGACACCTTTACGCCAGAGCAACGAGAAATTCTGGATGAACTCTGCAAGAAGTATGCTTTGCGCGGTGGATATACCTACAAGAACAGACCCGATGACATGCATTTTGAAGTGAATGTTTCTCCTGGGGAAGCGAAGAAAATCATCAAGGCACTTGGCCTTGGGAAATTGGAGAACAAATGAAAATCAATCCAAAGTTGAGCGCTGCGGCTGGAACCTACTTCCGCGCATTGCTGGTTCTTGTCATCACCTTGATGGCAACTATTGGCAAGTCACCTTGGGATTTCTCAGCCGATGATTGGAAGATGGTTGCCAACGGAGTGTGGGCTTCCTTCTTGCCGGTGGTCATGAGAGCGTTGAATCCAAAAGATGCGACATACGGCAAAATAAAGGAGTAACAAATGAACCGGGGGAACATTCTTGATGAAGCCAAACGGCTGATTCATACCAATCGCCAGAAAGATTATGGCCATCCGCGTATCAATCATCAGCGCATTGCAACGCTGTGGTCAGTGATTCTGGAAAAAGAAATCACCCCAGAACAAGCTGCGCTGTGCATGGCGATGGTGAAGGCAGCAAGGTTGGTTCAAACACCAGATCACCTTGATTCCTACATTGACGGCGCTGCATATTTTGCGATTGCTGGTGAACTCAGTCATGAGTGATTTGGCAATCATCGTTCCATCCAGAAGCAGACCGCAGAACATCCAAGAACTCATGCAAGCCTTTGAAGATACGAAGGCCAAATGCACGCTGGTGGTTGTTGTTGATGACGATGACCCAAGCCTTGATGAATACAAAAACCTTTCCGTTCCACTATTGATCCAACTGCCCCGCGAAGGTAAGGGAATGGCGCGACCATTGAACCGCGCTGCCCTAGCCCTGCGGGGCGAATTTTCGTTTTTTGGGTTTATGGGTGATGACCACCGGCCACGCACTGAACACTGGGATGAGATATTCATTTCCGAATTGGAAGACATGCCTGTTGGTCTTATCTATGGGAATGACCTTCTCCAAGGTCATCGCCTTCCCACCCAAATTGTGATGACCGCAAATATCGTGGATGCACTGGGCGGGATGGTTCCCCCAGGATTTGAGCATTTATTCCTCGACAATTTCTGGCTACAACTAGGAACTGATTTGAAGGCCATCCGATATTTGGGTGATGTCATCATTGAACACATGCATCCTTTCGCCGGGAAGGGTCAAATGGATGCGTTGTATCAGGAAGTCAATGACATCCAACTTTCCAGTCGCGATCAACAACGCTTTGTTGAATACATCAAGTCAGCCGAATATCAAGAGCTGCTGGCGGCGCTGCGATGAACGAAGTCATTTCTTTTTCCTTATATGGCAAAGATGAGCGATACACCATTGGAGCCATCAAGAATGCGTTGCTGGCGCAGGAATTCTTCCCCACCTGCCAGGTGTGGTTCTATGTCGGGCAATCTGTTCCACCGGCAGTTCTTCAAACTTTGCAGTTGATGGTCAATGTTCGCATCATTGAGGTGGATGAACCAGAAGACAATTTCGCCCGGTTGTGGCGGTATTACGCCTTCAGCAGCCCAAGGGCAGCATTGGTTTTGTGTCGCGATGTGGATGCTCGGCTTGGCCAGCGCGAAGCGGTGGCACACGCCCAGTTCAAGAAATCACTCTTTGATGCGCACATCATGAAAGACCACCCGAAAGGTCACAACTATCTGATCAGCGCCGGGATGTTTTCGGCCTACACCAAGAACCTACGTGATATGAAAGAACTGATTGCTTCCTATCGCCAGAGCGCCCGTGATTACTACATGACAGACCAGGACTTCCTGGCATCCATCATTTATCCGCGCATCAAAGACAAAGTGCTGATCCATGATGACTATTACAACAGCACAGTGGAAGGAAAAAGCGAACGGCGCAACTTCCCCACATCGCGATTGAACACGATGCATCACATCGGAGCTGCGCTCAATGCTGATGACACCTTTGTTTTTCCTGACGATGCGAACATTCATTTGGCCGAAACTGGTTCGCCATATTACGAAACGGGGGAATGATGAGAATCCTCATCACTGGAAGCGAAGGTTTTGTGGGTCGCGCTTTTCAGCGCTACTTCGCGCAAGACAAGCGCAATGAAGTTCTGCGCATTGACATCAGCAAGACATATCATTCAATGGATGCCAGACATTTCTTTTCTTTCAATAAAGTTCAATACGACCTTGTGATCCATCTCGCGGCGATAGTCGGCGGCCGCGCCACCATCGAAGGACAACCAATGGCGGTTGCATCTGACCTTGCCATTGATAGCGACTTCTTCCAGTGGGCGCTCAAAACCAAACCCAAGCGCATTGTATATTTCTCATCATCAGCTGCTTATCCGACATTTTTGCAGGAGCAACCGGGAACGCAATTGCAAGAACGCGACATTGATTTGGAGAACATCAAGAATCCTGACCTCACCTACGGATGGGTGAAACTCACTGGCGAGATGCTCGCAAATTATGTGCGCAAAGAAGGATTGAAGGTTTCGGTGTTTCGACCATTCAGCGGATATGGAACCGATCAAGACCCGGCCTACCCGTTCCGCGCTTTCATTGAGCGTGGGAAGGATTTTGCCAACCCGTTCGACATTTGGGGCGATGGATCACAGACCCGCGATTTCATTCACATTGAGGATGTGGTGCGGGCGGTGATGGCTGGCATCGAAGCCGATGTGGAAGTTGCCAACCTTTGCACTGGTCGGGCAACCGACTTCAACACGCTGGCCGCAATGGTGGCCGAAGAAGCCGGCTATCAACCAGCCTTCAGACGGCTTCAGGAAGCCCCTAGGGGCGTTTCTTACCGGGTGGGTGACCCGACCTACATGAACACTTTCTATACGCCCAAAATCGCCCTAGAAGAAGGAATTGCCAGGGCGCTGGCGGGGGTCATCTGATCCAACCCGACATTTGCCACTGCCCCTGCCCTTGCCGGCGGGGGCAAATTTTTTTTGCCGACACACCCCTTTGGGGTTGCGCAGGATGGCCTTCCGGC